AAATATGTATAAGTTGTATAAAATTTAACTATGTGATATAGTATTGAAATTAAGTAGTGGAGAAAGATAGGGGAAGTATCTACCATTATGGCAAATCGTCTCAGACAAACAGTTCAAAGTATTGAAGGTACACCAGCAGAAGAACTTGGTTTAAAGCCGGGGGCTGTTTCTGATCCTGTTGGTGCTGCTCGTATTGCTGCTGAAATGCTTCCCGGTTCTGGTTTTGTAACTGGTGTGCAAAAAGGCGGCACTGAAGGTGGTATAGATATTTTAGCTGAGTTACTTGGAATAGCTGGCGGTATAGGTGGTGCTGTAGCTGGTCCTCCCGGTGTTGTTGGTGGATATACATTAGGTAAAGGAGGAGTAAAAGGTTTACGTTCTTTACTTAAACCAGCAAAACCTCTAGATGTAGGAGTAGATGAAAACTTAATATCAGGCGCAGCTTTAAAAAATTATAATGAAAATGATTTTAATATTCTTGATGATTTAGTTAGTCAGGGTAAAGCAACTGCTGGTACTAAAAAAGCAAATGAATTGCTTGATGCCTCCATTAAAACAGGAACAAACGTAGGTGTCAGATTAAATTTAAATTCTAAAATAGAAGATGCACCAGAAAATTTAAAACCTATGCTACAAACATTACATAAAAATTCAGCAAGTGGTAAAGCATTATCGTATAAACCATATGCAACAGTAGTAGCTACAGATAAGAAAAAAGTTAAATTCTATGTTAGCCCTAAAGGTAGAGAGGATATTGCTACAGGAAGTAAAGCAAAATATCCTGCAATGTCTGTAAATGGCGCATATGATCCAAATTTAAAAATATTACCATCTGATCCTGATGCAATAGAAATTGGTTTTAATCCTAAAGCACATCATTTATTTGTTGATTTAAATACTGGACAAGCAGTTAAAGAAGCAGATGCTGCAACTATTATAGGTGATAGAGTATATGCTAAAGGTGTGACTTATTTTAAAAAATCAGAGGCACCTAAACCAAAGGCATCAAGTCAAGTTAGATACAGAGAAAAAAAGAAAGGTGGTTCTGTAGTAGAATCAAATCCATATAATTATCAACCAAAGGCAATATAGAAAATGGCAACTGAACGTAATCCCTTTGATCCGATTCCGACAGCAGAACTATCTATTGAGATAGAATCAACTGGAACCATTGACGAAGATGGTAACGAAGCTACTATGGAACTTGATCCAGAAGACGGTGGTATTATCGTAGAGTTTAAACCACCAGAAGACGAACGATCAAGGGTACAACAAAAAGAAGAGCCAGAAGAATTTTATCGTAATCTTGCAGAAGATATGGATGAAGAAGAACTGGACGAAATTGCTTTTAAAGTTATGGAAAACTTTGAAGCAGACAAAGACTCACGTTCAGATTGGGAGTCTATGTTTGAACGTGGCTTTGATCTACTAGGTCTAAAGCTTGAAGAAGCAGCAGAACCATTTGAAGGTGCTTGTACTGCTGTACATCCTATTCTAATTGAATCAGCAGTTAAGTTTCAATCTAAAGCTACACAAGAATTATTTCCACCGGCTGGTCCTGTAAAGTCACAAATTGTTGGTGACGTTACTGAAGAAAAACAGGATCAGGCTAACCGTGTTAAAGCATTTATGAACTATCAGGTCACTGACCAGATTACAGAATACTTTGACGAATTTGAACGTATGCTTTTCCATCTACCACTTATTGGATCAGCCTTTAAAAAGACATACTTTGATCAGGGACTAAATCGCCCTGTATCTGAATTTGTACCTATCGACCAATTTTATATTTCATATTATGCAACGGACCTGCGACGGGCAGACCGTTACACTCACGTGATTTATCGTAGTCCAGTTGAAATGCAACGTGACATAGCCGCAGGTATGTATGCCGACGTTGACCTGCCTGAAGCTTCTATGCCAGAACAAACAGCAATGGCACAGAAGATGGATACGATCTTGGGTCTTTCCCCTTCTTCACAGCATGACCCACAATATGTTCTACTTGAACAGCACTGCTATCTTGATTTGCCAAAGCAGTTTCACGGTGAGGATGACGGTCTGTCCCTTCCTTATATTGTTACTATTGAAGAAAAGTCACGGAAGGTTCTATCCATCCGTCGTAACTATGATATTAAAGATAAGCGTAGAGAAAAGAAAATCTTCTTTACTCACTATCGTTTTGTACCCGGCTTTGGCTTCTATGGCCTTGGCCTGATCCACTTCCTTGGCAACCTGACAATGACAGCTACTGCAGCTATGCGTGGTTTGGTCGATGCTGGCCAGTTTGCCAATCTACCCGGCGGCTTCAAAGCTAAAGGGTTGCGGATGGTTGGAGACAATGATCCTATTGCCCCCGGTGAATGGAAAGAGGTTGAAGCGGTTGGTAATGATCTATCTAAGATGATCATTCCTCTACCGTACAAAGAACCTTCGCAGACTCTATTCCAAATGTTAGGCTTTGTCTCCAACGCCGCACAAAAGTTTGCTGATAGCACAGAACAGATTGTATCTGATGCAGCAAGCTATGGACCAGTTGGTACAACAATGGCTTTGCTTGAAGCTAGTAGCAAGTTCTTTTCTGCTATTCACAAGCGGCTACATAAATCACAAAAAGACGAATTTAAAATTCTAGGCCGTATTAACTACGAATATCTACCAGACGAATCACTTGTAGACATTCCAGAAAATACGCTAACAATTTACAAAGCAGACTTTGATGGACGGATTGATATTATTCCAGTATCTGATCCAAACATTCCATCTAACGCCCATCGCATGATGATGGCTCAGATGGCTCTGCAGCTTGCACAACAGTCACCACCCGGTATGTTTGATCTAGAAGAACTTAACCGTTCTATTCTTCAGTCTGCTAATGTTCCAGACCTTGATAAGATTATGCCACGTAAACCACAGCCTGTGCCGCTTGATCCAATCTCAGATATTATGGCTGCAGTTAAAGGTCTACCTATCAAAGCCTTTATGGGTCAGAACCATGACGCACATATTCAAGCTAAGATGGCTTACATGCAAGACCCACAGAATGGTGCTAATCCTCTAATGAAACGTATTGCTCCAGTTCTAGAAGCAAATATGCAAGAACATTTGATTATGAAATATCAGGAGCAGGTTGAAGGTACTGCAGAACAGATTGTTGAACAGTATGGTCCAGAAGCTATTGCATCTGGTCAGGTTGATCCTAATGATCCTCGCGTTATGGAGATGGTCATGGCTCAAGCAGCCCAACAGGTTGCTCAAGCTAATCAGGCTATGGCCCAGATGCAACAAGCAGCTACACCAGAAGCACAGATGGTTCAGATTGAACAGCAGCGTCTGCAGGTTGAACAGGCCAAGGTACAGGCACAGACAGCCAAAGAAAGCGTTGAAGCTGCAATGAAGAACCGTGAACTTGATCTGAAGGAAGCACAGCTTCAGATTGACATGATGAAAGAAGGTATTCGTACTTCAACTAATGCTCAAGAAAAAGAAAAGGATCGTAATGCTAAGAAAGCTATTGCAGCACTTGATGCTATTATGGACTTGGCTAAAACCCAAGAAACAACCGATACAAGCAAAATGCTTAAAGCTGCTGATATGGTAACAGACTTTGTAAAGGAGGCTAACAAGAATAGTTAATGACCCTCTGGGAAGAAATAACAAAAGAACTTGATAAACAAGTCGAAGATTTAAAAAATTTACTTGCATATGGAGGCTCTTCAAGTTACGATGAGTATCGTCAAGTCGTTGGTCGTATAGAAGGACTAGAGTTGGCGAAAGAACAAATAACAAATATTGTTAAAATTCGTATCTACGAAGAGGAGTAGTAAATGCAACAGCCTTCAATGGGCAAAACAATTCCTAACTCTGATTGGGTTTCAGATGAAGGTATTGAATTAAAGAAAGAAGACTTACCGGAACTGCCGGGTTATCATGTGCTGGTTCAGCCAGTGTCAATTAAACAAAAGACGAAGGGTGGTATTATTCTCCCTGACTCAACTAAAGACGATATTGCTTATCTGACTACTGTTGGTAAAGTAGTAGCTTTAGGTGATCTAGCATATGACGACAAAGAGAAGTTTCCTCTTGGACCTTGGTGTCAAGAAGGAGATTATGTAGCTTATGGTAAGCTTATTGGACAGAAGCTTCAGTACAAAGGTGTGAAGTTTTTGTTATTGTTTGACGATCAGATCATTATGCGTGTAGACAAGCCTACTGATCTAGACCCAACATTTAATTTGTCTAACTAAATTAATTAGTATATAATAACTAATTATTAGCCGTAACCGTTAGTTTCGCACCTAGCGATAGAAAGGAAAAGTAATGAGTAACGAAGAAACAGAAGTAGACCTATCAGAATGGTCTGAGATTGATACTTCAGGTGCTTCAGAGTCTGCACCAAAAGTAGAGTTT